CGAAGTCAGTCTCGATGGACTGGCAGTTGACGCCGCCGACGTTGCTGTCCTGCCAACGGTAGCCGTCCGTGGCGTTGACGAACGCCTCGGAGATGGCGCGCTTCTGGGTCGAACCGACCATGAGAACGCGGGTTTCGCCTTCCATCAGGCCACCATTGTCGTAGCACATCTGCATCACGTCGAGGATGTCGTCCTTGTCGAGCGTGGTGTCAGCGTTGTTCTTGACATTGGTGGTGATGACCGACGCCAGACCAGCGGTCTTGCGGGCGGTCGAGTTGTTGGCGGGCTCAACCATCGTGTTCTTGATGAAGCCAACTTCAACGTCACGGGCGATCTGGACGAGGTGCTGCTGGAGCTGCCAGTCAACCTCGTTCGTCACGGCGTTCGAGCCGTTGCCGGCCACGCCGTACGGGTGGCTTGAACCGTTGGAAGCGATCTGACCAATCGCGGCCTGCTTGGTGTAAGACACCTCGAGCTGCTCCTGGTGGATCTCGACCACGTTACGAACCGTTGAACGGGTCCGGGCGGTGGCGGTCGGTGCGTCCGCACCTTCGAGGCGCTGACGCGCTTCGTCGGCGTCACGCAGGTCATAAGTCGACCAGCTAAACACGGTCGAATCGACGCTGATGCCGCCGGTCAGACCACCGATGGATGAAAGAAGGGGAGTGTCCTGCGGGGTAATCCCGAGGAGTTCACCCGTGTAATTGGGAAGGTCGAAGGTATCGCCCTGTCCTGTGATTCCGGCCATAATAGGCTCCTTGTGTTATGGCCCTACTGACGAGAAGCGAGGAGCTTCTGGTTCTTCAGGCTCATGGATGTTTTGATGTCGCCCGCCTTCTCCGCCGACCGGATCTGCTCATCGAGATCCGGGGGCGTTACAGGGGTGCGAGCGCCACCATCACCGGGAGGGGGCGTTTCGCCTGGGAGCGTTCCCAGGTCCTCAAGGAGACTGTCGGCGTCAGCCTGGATCTCCTCGACGGTTTCCCCGGTCAGCCTGCTGGCAAGACGCGGGGGAAGGTTCTTTTCGGCAGCGACGGTCGCCCGTAGCTGCCGGACTTCAAGCTGGTGGTTCTGGTTGCGGAGGGCTTCGAGTTCCTTCTGGGTCTCGGCAAGCGCCTCTTCGCGCTTCTCTGCCTCTGACTTCTGCGCGTCCTCGTACTCCTTGATCTTGGCGAGGGCTTCGTCGCGTTCGGCCTTGGCCTTTTTCGCGGCGTCACGTTCCGCCTTGATCGCGTTGCTCACGGCATCGGGCTTCTCGGCCTGTGCCGCAATGTCCTCGACTGCCGCTTCCGCGTTGATCGGGGCAACGGGTTCTGCTTCGCCCACCGGGGGCGTGTCAACTACGGGGTCCATACGAATGGCTCCTTATGTGGGCGCTATCGAAGCGCCGTAGGGTTTACTTCTGCTGTGTGGAAAAGTCGTGTGACGGATCGGCAATGACAGGGCCGAGCTCGCCGTGCTGGTGGATGTCAATGCCCTCCGGGGTGGGCGTCGGGGTTGTGTCACCATCTGCCATGGGTGGCGTCTCCCCGTCTGGAACAAGGTCAAAAGTGCCGGTGCGGGCAATCGCTACATACTCCGCCACCGACTGAGCCGGGACGCCCAATATGTTGGCGATTGTGTTGATCGCGGTGCGGGTAGCAACGGCGCTGTCGATGATGTCGTTGACAGCGTTTTCCTGCTGCGGTGTAATGCCTGCCGGAAGCATCTAGCGCCTTCCCCTCACGTCAAAGTATTTGACCAAGTAAGAGCGGATGGCGTCGAACTCGCCATCTGCCCAGATGTTGTTGCTTGATGCGTAACCCGTGTCACGAGCGTATCCCTCACTAAACTTTTTCCAAGCCGTTTTCAGTCCAGGGTGGCTAGTGCCGACATGCTGGGCAAATGCCCGTGCGATCAGTTCGTGGTCGCTCATTAGGTAATTGAGCCAAAAGTTCATGCGCTTGCGGGTTGCCGGATTTGCGAAGTTCTCTGGGATGGCCTTTTTAGCAGCCTGCAACGCTTTGTAAGTGGGGCTTTGCTTGATCTCGGCAAGCAACGCTTCGCGGGCGGCAGCCTCCACGGGTGTCAGCTCGGTCTTGGTGGTGATCTTGGCCGCGGTCACCTTGATCTTGCTAATTTCGGGGGGGAGGTCCGCTAGGTGCCCGCGTTCGTGGATATACGACATTTTTGCGAGGTCAACGTCGATGGTCGGGTCAATTTCAACCTTGCCGGTATAGACGTCGTAATTTCCCCAAGACCCGTCGCCCTGCTCCCGATATTTTAATTCGTTGGGGACGGACGATGTGTCTAGCGTGTCGTCAATCTGCTTGGCCGCTGTTTCAATCCCGCGCTTCATGTCCGGACCAGCCTCACCCGTGATTCTTTTTGCGGGCGTTGAGCCTTTCCTGGGCTTTGGTGCCTTCTTGCCCTTGTTCAGCCTTGTGTATTCCACCGGCTCCACGCCACAACCGCAGCCGGGATGGATCGGCATGGGATCGTCCGTGCGGAACTGAGCACCGTCGAGCATGGCGCAGAACTCGCAGGCGTCACCGTCCGCTACGCGCTGATAACCCCAAATGATCTCGTCGGCCACTAGCGGACCTTGACCATCGTAAGCGTGTCCCTCATGGCGAGCTGGATGTCCGTCGTTACGGTCTGGGTTGCGCGGGCGAGGCCCTGTGCCTTGGCCGCGTCAAAGGGGGTGCCGTCAGACAGCGCGGTCCACACCGTCTGGAATGGGCGGGTGTAAACGTCGTTGTAGGGGGTGCCGTTGCGGTAGTTGGCGATGATCTTCTCGGCCTCCACGCCCCACACCTCGCGGCCCAACGACCGCGCAATGTACGCCTGAGTAAGTGCTATTTCCGCCCGTTGAGCGGCCTGGACAACCGGCACGGCGCTAGACAGCCACGTTGAAAGGGTCGCGTCCCTGTATTCCGGCAACGTCTCCCAAATCCGGGTGACGGCGGCAACCGTGCGCTTACGAAGCGCGGCGTTCAGTTCAATGTGCCGGTCAGCTAGTTGGGACATCGGGCGTTACGGGAGCGTTCGGGTCCGGGGCGTTCGGATCAACCGGGGCGGGCCCGAAAACATCGGTCCTCAAGCCCTCCTCGACCAACATGGACTTGAACCTTGCGATCTGCTGCGGCGAGTAGCCGGCATCGGCCCACAACTGCTCCTTCGGAACACCAAACGTGGACTTCTTCACCAACGAATCGGCAAGTTCGGCCTCCGAACGGGCCTCCGACGGTGCCCAATCCACCTCGGACGACAAGTCCATCGCCCGGTCATCATCCATCCAGGCGAACGCGAGACGGATGGCCTCCTCGAGCCCTTCGCCGAAACTGTTTTTCTTCGCGTTGGTCTTCGATGACAACCCGGCCTCCGCCGCCTTTAAGGCGTCACCGGAAACGTTTGTGATCTGCCCGAGCAAGTAATGGGGCGGGGTGCGGGTGCGGGCCGCGAGCGACTGGATGCGCTGCTCAATCATGCCCGAGTAATTACTGAGATCCGTGGCGGCGAACTCGCCGAACCTGACGTTCTCACCATCACCAATCCACAAACGATCAACCGCCGCCTTGAAAGGTTCCTGCGGAAGTCCCGTCTCCTCATCCTCGGGGACCTCCAGGCCGGTCGCCCACCGCTGCTTGAACGCGGCCACCTCTGACGCAACCATCGCGTCAGACAAAAGCTTGTTGATCTGATCAACGGTCGAAACGATGTCAACCTGATCGGAACGGCCAAGCCCCACATGAGAATGGGGATTGACGCCGTGGGGCAGTTGAGTGAGCGCCGTCGGCGGATAACAAGGAAGCATCTGCGGCTCGTTGACCAAAGGCACCACAGGCACCACACCGAGCTTGTTCTTAGCGGCAGGACGACGGATCTTCCAACCGTTGTCTTTCCGCGTGAAATAGTGGATCTCGTCCGGCAAGTAAAGAGTGCCGAAAATCTCCCCGGATTCCTCTTCCCAACGCTTGAAAGCAGCGGCACGACGGCGACGGTCCCCGCCCTCACGGGCAACGATCATCTGCGACGGATGCTCCACAGTGATGCGCGGCACCGGCTCGCTGGAACGCTTGGAGAACATGCGACCGAAAATGCCCCTCGGCTTCGCATCTTCCGCCGGCCACACCAGCAAGTAAGACTCCCCGTGCTTAGCGGCCTCGGTGAACGCCAGGGCCGCGTCAGCGTCCAGTTGGTTCTCCTGCCAGATCCGCCACGCCTCATCATCACCCTTGGCGTCCTTACCGAACCGGAAACCCTGCGGCTTCAGACGCTCGCACGACGCACCGATGACTAGCGGTATCCAGTTGTCAGAAATGGCCGCGAGCATCTGCCCGAACGCCTCACGGAACGCGCTGGACGCGAAGGTCATCTTGTGCCGACCCGCGAAGTAATCCTCCTGGAGCCAGATAAGCGACTGACGCTTGTTCATCTCGCCCTCGAGATGCCCAACCCACCAAAGGGGCGAGCCGACCG